AGCTGCGCCATAGGTGATCGTTTTGCCGTTGGCTGTGAAGGAGATCGTGCTGCAGCTGCCGCTGATCCGGATCAGCGGCTTGACGTATGTCCCTGGGTTATAAACCGAATAGGCGGCTGCGCCAGCGACCACAAAGGTCGTCGGTGACATATCCAGTCGGTATCCATAGCCCAGCATCAGACCCATACCAAGCTGCAGTGCTTGGTCAGATCGCACCCGGCTGAAGCCGAACGGTCTGCATTTGAACTGCAGCGTGAACCGTCCGATCCGGCCGATCTCCGTGGCCAGGTCCAATTTGTTGGAGATCCGCGCAAGATAATAGACCGCCGTTTCGTCGTCGAATATCAGCTGCTTTTCGCCGCAGGCCAGCCATGAGGCAATTTCATGTGCCTTTATCCGCAGATAGGCCATATCCTTCCGGAGACAGGAACATTCCACCTCAATGGGCAGGGGCTTGTATTTGGTCCTGCCGTCCGGATTGGCTTCAGAGAAGTCGTATTCTCCGTCCCTGCATAGGATTTCTTCGGCTATGATCCTTGGTTCCGGAAGGATCGGGCGGTTTTTACTCTTCATGACGATCCCCATATCATTAAATGAATGCTTGTTATTGAAAACGAAGCCTTTGATCATGAATTCACGCCTCCCGATCCCCTCGACATATCCTTGGCCGCATTCATCAGTTCATTGCTATAATCGCCGACGTCATCAATACCATACAGGTTCTTGTTCCCATAATCATTGATCGTAACGATTGAATTTCCCCCAGAAGCAGCAATTACAGGAGTATTTCCGGAAAAAAGGCCAGGTGCCGAAAGTTCCGACGCTATGCGTTTATAGTCATCAACAAACTTCCGGATCTTCTTCAGGCCGTCGCTGATGAAGGTGTCCTGGTTCGCGTTGAATACCTTGGTTGCATTGGTAAGCGCCTCCTTCAGCTTTGTGTCCGCGCTGGTAAGGGAGGATACCCCTTCCTGGGCAAACTTTTCAGTAGCGGCCAACATTTGCTGCTGCTCCGTTTCAAGGTCAGCCCGCAGCTTCTGGTATTTGGCCTTGTTATCCTCAAGCTCCTGCTCAATCGCTTCCTTCCTGGAATCCTTCTCCCGGTCGCGGGCGTCCTGGGCATCCTGCCGGTCAAGCTCCCGGATTTTATCCTGGGCATCCTTCAGGATACGCTGGCCTTCCGGAGTTGCAGCGCCGGCATATTTCCGGATAATAGCTTCAGCGTCAGCCCGTTCGCTTGCACGATCCGCAGCCTTCTCCTGATCCTCAATCGCCTGGTATTCCTTATCCAGCGCTTTCAGCTTATCGTTCAGCCGTTTTTCTTCCTGGTCTTCTTCCCAGTCATACTGCGATTTTTTCTTGTCGATATAGTCCTTGACCATTTTGTCCAGCATGGTTTTGTTGTCCTGGACTTCCTTATCGGCCATTTCCTTTTTCAACCGGTTCAGGTTCTTTGTGGCTGCAGCGACGGCTTCAATATTATCCTTCTGGTTTTTATACACCCTGGTCCAGGCAGCGATTTCATCCTCGGCCGACAGCTTGCCCAGTTCCTTCTGGGTGGCGATCCAGTTCACGGAGTCCTGCAGCCGTTTTGTCTGGATGGATTTCTGGGCGGTATAGATGCGCTCCTCGATGTCCATACGCTCATCGGCGGTTTTGACATAAGCGCTCTTGATCGCCTGCAGGGTCTTGACCTCATCTTCCAGGGAGAGCTGGTTCATGGCCTTTCTATGCTCCAGGACTTTCAGGGCGGCGTCCAGCGCCTCGTTTTTATAGGTCTGCGTGCTGGCCCGAGAGGTATTATCCAGGTCGGAATAGGTCTTTCCCGTGCCGGCCGACGAGGATTTGGTCACCTGGGTGACCCATGCCGGCAATTCATAGGTATTCGGATTCTTCAGCTTGTCGGCGGCGACAATCGCCTCCGCATATTTGTTGATATCTTCCTTGAGCTTTGCCTGCTTCTCATCCAGGCTGCTTAACTGCCCATTGAGCTTCTCCCATTGGCCGATCTTGTCCTGCATTTCAAAGATAAAGCCCGTAGTATGATTGTATCCGGCTTTGTAGACCTCATCGATGAGCTTCTGGAATTCCTTGTCCGAGCTGTTATTTTCGCCTTTGGCAATCTTATCCGCCAATTTGTTGTACAGATCCTGATTACCCTGGAATTCCTTCTTGACCGCATCCCGCTGCTGGGTCAGCTGCGCCCGTTGGGTATCCAAATCAGACAGCTGCGCCCGGAGGCTGCTGATCTGCATTTTCCCCTGAGACGCCAGCAGTTCCACGTCCTGCTGATATGCTTTTTTCTTTTCGCTGCTCAATTGTTTTACGAGATCGATCTGGGTCGTATATTTCTGGTTCTCACTGTCAATCCCGTCGGCAGCAGCCGGATACAGGTCAGCCAGCTTTTTCTCGATGTCATGGAGCTGCGTCTTTTCTTCCGTGGTCTGGCTCGTCTTGGACTTTAGCGTTTCATATTTTACGATGAGCTGATCCGTATTATCCAGTTCCTGACGGGTCGCCTGCAGCGTCTTCTGTGTCTGTTGCTCCGCCGCTTTTGTAGCGGCGGTATATCCGATGATTCCGCTTACCAGGGCGGTAATCCCGGCCGCAATAGCGATATACGGATTGGCGGCCGCGCTGATATTAAAGGCCGCCTGCACGGCAGCTGCCACCTTCAGCGCCGCGCTCAAGGCGGTAACAGCGCTGATGATTCCCACGATTTCCTTGCCGTATGCGGCCATGATCTCAATGGCTTCCGTCAGGCCGTCAACCACCTGGACGAGGAACCCGCTGATTCCATCAGCGATTTTGTCCAGCGTGCCGTTCTGGCTCCATTCGTCCCAGGTCGACATGAAATCGGACTGCTTTTCCTTCAAACTCTCGAAAACATCCTCTCCAATTTGTCGGCCAAAGGCTGATAGATTATCCTGGATCGTGGACATCAGGCCATTAAAGGTCTTGGACTGCTCATCCATCATACCTTTATATTTGGAATCCATGATAGCCATAACGGCATCCATGGTCTGTGCTATGGAAGAGGTTAACTGACCGCCTTTATCAAACTGGATATCTTGCTCCGTCAGCAACTTCATGGATATGCCCAACCGTCGCAGTTGCTCCATTGCCTCTCCGGTTTGTCCGGATGAAAGCCGGCCTATGGCGTCGGCCACCTGTGTCATCGGTACGTTGAATGCGCTTGCCGCATTACCGATTTGAGTAAGATATTTCCGGGTATCCAGACCGAACGTTTCAAGCAGCTTTGATGCTTCCACTACTTGCGGCATGTCAAACGGCGTCTTAGCTGCGAAATCGAATAAGTATTCCAGATGCTCTCTGGCACGATCTGCGCTGCCGAGCAACACATTAAAGGAGGTGGTGTATTGCTCAAACTGCGCGTTGCTTCCCACGGTGAAATCGAAGAACTGCTTTCCGGAATAAACCATGATAGCACTTTTGATTAATGTAACGAGAGAATTTAATTTCCCGCTTAATAAGCCTATTTTACCACCCATGCCATCTATTGATTTTTGCGTTTTCTGAGTTTGATCGTCCAGGCCTTTGGTCTCGTTTTGCAGCTTTTTCATCGCAGTGCTTTGCTTATCAATTTCACTATTCGCACGCTGCATAGCAGTTTGTATGCTATTTTCCCGTTCCTGAGCCCTCATTAGCTGTAAGTGTAATTTTTCCGTAGCTTCTGCATCAGAACCCTTGGTTCTTATTGATTCTTGATATTTAGCGTTTAGTGAACTGACAATATTTTTTTGTGCGTCGAGTTTCTGACTAAGCAATTGCATTCTGGCATTTAGTTGTATTGATTTGCTTTCGAAATCAGATAGGGATACTGTCGCTTTCTTAGTTTCATTGACTATACCTGAAGCATCGCCACCGATTCTAACTAATATTTCCCCAACAGTCAAATAACTCACCCGCCTTATATCTGGTCAATGAACACTTCCTCGTCATTTTCAATGCTATGGGCTTTCCGGTGTTCATCCAGCAAAATAAAAATCTGGCGTAATGTCTTACGCCAGAAGGCTTCTTCCGATTGCTTCAATTCAACGGTCCAGATATAGTACAGCTTCCGGAAGTCGATATCCCCATCCTGGTCTACATAGTTTTTTTTTCTTCATCTGCTTCGATCTCATCCCGTTCCGGCATCGTCATGAGCAACGCCTCGGTGATATATTCTTCAAAATCGCTTCCGAGCATCTCCAGTTTTGCGCTCTTCAGGATGCTGTTGAAATCGGCGACCGTTTCAATATCGAACATTTTACCGATCTCAAACAGGGATGGAGCCATTCCTTCAGGATAGGCATTCAGCATTCCTGCCCGGAGGAATGCCTTGATGCGCTTTGCGCTTCTCAGATCGACATTCATAATGCCTTTCATTGGAACGCCGAACGCTTCCGACAGGTATTCGAATGAATTCAGGTCATAGACCAGGTTCCGGTCACAGATCGATATAGACATCAGGACAAAGAGCTTGCTTATATCGAACAGGGAAGGAGCCTGGTCTTCCGGATATTCATGGAGAAGGCCGGCCCGCAGGAAAATCTTGATGTTCCGGACATTCTCCAAGTCGATTTCATAGAGATCCTTGATGCTGCCGAATTGTTCTTCCAGGTATTCGAGGGCGTTGGTGTCATATTTGATCAGATGGATCTTACCGTCGGAAAGCTTGATCTTTACGCCGGATTTTTTGATATATCTCAATGATTTGTCCATATATCCCCCTTGAAACGACGGGGGAGAGATCCCCCTCCCGTCGCTCTCCGCCGATCATCAGGCGGTCGTGAATTTGCGTACGTCGTTTGCGGCCAGTCTGTTGGCGCTCAGGTCGCATACATCCGAGGTACAAATGGCCCTATATGCAGTGGCAGCCGTCAAGTTCGCCGAAGGTGTGAAGGTGATGACCGTCTTTGCCGCATTCTGCGACAAGGTTCCCGCGATGATCGACCCGTCCGTATCCTTTATGATAAAGAAATTGGAACTGTTGACGCAGCTGGGCAGGATCGCTTTGGAGAAGGTCCAGGCGAAGCTGCTGCCGACCGCGACGCCGGTGGCATTGTTCGCTGGCGTCGTGCTGCTGATGGTGGGTGCTGTCGTATCCGGATTGATGTCTCCTGATGTGAACCAGTTTGTCCCCACACTGGCCGTATAGGTAGGTTCGTCTTCATCCGCCTCCCGGATGTCTTTTCCGTCGTACAGACGCTGAATGCCGACTCCCTCCAGCACCGGCGTCTGATAGGCCAGTTGCTGCTTTTTGGTTTCGAAGTCTTCCTTGACTTCCTGGAACTGCACCTTCAGAACCTTTTCATACCTGTATTTTCCGTTGGACTTCAGCGATTTCCACATGACGCACCAATAGGGCGGGGTATCCGTGTTACCGCTCGTTCGTATGCCGTTCACTATGGTCTGGCCGAGAAACATTGCCTTCTCCGACAAGGTGAGATCGGTAACGTTGATTACAACCTTTGTGTCTCCTCTTCCGGACATCGTGTCGACGATCTGGTCATCCGCCTCGAGGATCGCCCTGGTCACGGAGGGTTCAAAGCCTATCTTCATAAGCTTTTTTTGCAGGGCGTAGGGGACATCGTATGTAACGCCACCGGCATCATCGGTGAGCATTTTCGCAACCACCAGGTTGCATGCGCCAATACGTTTCATTGTACAACCTCCTTCAGGTCAGTCTTTTTGTGTTGTGACGATATAGTTGCAGACAAATACCGTCCGTTTCTTGTCATCCTCCTCCAGCTTGACCGGCGGAGCCAGCGCGGAAACCACGGCCCACCGGTCTGCGTCAAGCTGAAGGATGTCTTCCGGATCTTCCGGTTTCGCCAGGATACTGAAAATGGCCCATGCTTTCGCTTTGGCCGCAGCATAAGAGGAATCCCTCGTCAGTATCTGGACCTTCCGATCCAGGCAATCCGCTCCGGGTTCCACCGGCGATCCGGCATATTCGAACAGGCAGCAGGCCCGCGCTGGCGTATCCGGTTTGCCGTCCAGGAAGATGTCAGTACCCAGCCTGGCGTAAATGCCTTTTGAAATCAGGAGTCCCGCTAGTCCTTCCAATAACCCGATCACAGGATCACCGCCTATCTGATGGAATTTTTCACCTCACCGGCAAGGTAATTGATGTACTTCTCCATGTTTTCATCCAGCGTCTTTTCCAGGTACTTGGCTTCTCCGCCCTTCGGATGGTTCAGGGTCAGATCCTCGTGCTGCTTCAGCGCGTATGGTTCTTCAAAGCCAATCACGCCTTCGAGCTTTTCCACGCCCGAGGCCGATGCCGATCCCATCGAGGAGACACCGCCATCCGGTGAGCCCTTCGCAATAGTCCGTCCATTCAGTTTGGCATATCCGCTGCCGCGCAGGTCCCCGAGATCCACCGGGGCACGTTCCACCGATCTGCCGAGACAATCCAGGCATACATCAGCAAGCCCTTTGGCCGATACCGTTTTGATCTTTTTCAGCCGGCTGTTCAATTCCCGTGTTACTTTTTCCAGGCCCTCCAGTTCCATCGACGCGCTCATAGGGACACCTCGTATCCGTCCGTGTTGCCGTCCAGATCGATGCTCGGTTGGGCGGATATCACCACGCGATCATCAATGAGATCATCCACCTGGATTTGTTCCGGCGTAAACAGCCTTGTGTCGGACACGACCTGGTTGCCGTTTTTATCCCTTACAAGCCGGAGCTTTATCTCCTTTCGGCAGGGGATGCCAACCGGATCGGCATAGATCGTCTCGGCGTACTCGTTTGGACCGACGGCTTTTTTCCATACTGCCGACTGATTGCAATAGTCTGCCATCATATAATGGTCACGCTCCCCGCCATATATTTACGCAGTAGTTCCTTCGCGTCCGGGCTCAACAGCTTTACCACTTCGCCGGTATAGGTCTCCGTGAGGTTACCGATCTGGAAGGAATGCACGCCCTGGGCTTGGAGCTCGATGCGCTTGGATACTCCCTTCAGCAACGCCAGCGCTTCCTCGCAGACGGCTTCCTTTACCTCCCGCGACACTTCTGTTTCCACAACCCAGCCGGGCAGGGAAGTATATGTCACCGAGGTCGACAGGATCGCGCTGGGGCTGTCCATATAAACCGCCCGCGGGAACTTCATTGTTTGATTGACATCCGCCTTTTTCCCACGGAGCTTCAGCCGGTCGATCCGCTTTGACGCCATGATAAGTGCCTGGGCCTTCTGGTCTGCGCCGGCGCTCTGCCATACGTCTGTAAACAGACGTATGGCGAAATATTCCTCCGCCTCGGGAATAGTCACATAGGAATTGGTGCCGATAATAAGGTTAACAGCCACGGTATCACCTGCCTAAAAAAAGAATAGGGGGAGCTCATCCCCCCAATGTTAGCCGAGCAGCCTGCAGGCCAGTTCGGGCGTAAGTGTCTTGACGCCACAGAGGAAGTCGATGGACACGATATCTGCTTTTGCCTGCATATCATATCCATACACGATCCTGACCGTAACGCCATTGTAGGAAAGCACTTCGGCTTTGGCAGCTCCGAGCGGCAGCTCCAACGGCCTGGTGACCAGCGCAAACGCGTTCCGGTGGAAGGCGAGGTTCTGCCTGACATTGGTGACCAATGTGATGGCAGCTCCCGCCGGGCTTGTACCCAGTGCCGGATAAATGGGCAGGGAAGCGATGGAACCGGACGCTGCCGTTGCGTCGGCCGTAGCAACATACATTCCAGGATCGCCGGCAATCGTGAACACATCACCCTTCTTTAATGTGCCGGTGGTGGGAGTGACGGATGCAAGGGCCAGCGTCGACTGCCCTGCGGTTCCGGTTGCGTTTCCAGCGGTAACTGTACCCTTGGTATGCGTCTTGATGTTCTGGTCCATGTAGGAATCCAGACCGAGCACCTTGCCCATGCTTGCGGTACGCAGGGCTTCAGTCGATCCGGCTTTATCCGCATGCAGCACTGCATCCAGTACAACATACTTTGCATGAGTGATCGGATCGAGGGCTAAGTTGCGGTTGATCAGCGGCACCTTATTTGTGTTCATGACCGCTCCGACATTAGCGAAATCACCGATAGCCGGAGTGCCGCTGACAGATACAAAATACGGGATGTCGACATACAGACCTGCGATGAGAGCGTCCAGATATTGGGCGTGCGCGTTCATTGCCGGCACAATGAACTGCTGGGAGAAGTCATTCAGGGATAGGGACATTTCCTTTGCTGTGATCCTGAAGCTGACGTCGACGATCTTGTCCATCTTGACCGCTACACCTGTTTCCGTCGCATCCTGAATCTGGATGCTCGAACCATTGTACTCATTGGCGACAAAGGTGGCAGGCTTCCGGACCGTGATGGTATCGCCCTTCTTTACGAATTCCTCGGAAAAATCCCGGTGCACCAGGCCAGCCAGAACCATGTTGTTCAGCAGAACCATAATGGCTTCTTTCGCGATGACCGAAGGAGTCAAAAGTGTGTTTGCCATACAATATTACCTCCTGTTAAATATTTGTTGTGTGAAAAATACCTATGAAATTGACAAAAATGGTGAGAAAATCAGAGCCTATTGCTGCTTGGTTCTTTCGTTGTAATACTGGGCATATTCGTCCATATTCATCTTCTCCGGATCTTTCTGCCCGTTTCCGCCGCCGCCCATAGGGTTGAACCCGCCGCCTGCCGGAGTGGCATCTCCAAACAAATATCCCTTGGAAGTTGTCAGTTCCTTGATCTGATCATCGAGCCCTTCGATGCTGTCATTGTCCTGTACGGTGATCTTGGACATATCCAGGAGTTTGAACAGATCGTCCGGGCTCTTCGCCTTTGCGTTCAAGGCCGCCAACTTAATAGCCGAATCCCGGACTGCTGTTTTATATTTGTCCTGCAAGTCCCCATGGGCTTTCTGCAGATCCCCGTTGGCTTTCGTCATGATTGCCAAGTCCGTTGCGGATTGCTCCAAGGTTGCCACCTTCCCGCTGATGTCGTCAAACTGTGCTTTGTCCACATAAGCAGGTTCCTTCTCGTTATTGGCCAGAGCGACAAAGCCGGATTCCTGCATCTTGTCGACAACGGCCTTGACCACCTCTTCCGCATTCGGAATGCCTGCAAATGCTTCCGCATTCTTTTTTAAATACTCCAGGATCTTCATTAAAATGCTCCTTTCTGGTTTTTACTTGAAATTTTATACAATAAAAAAGGATCTCCGCCTGAAGCGGTATCCTATTTACTGACTTGTTTCATTGGCTTTCAGTCTGCTTTTGTATTCTGCCTGCAGCCGGTTCCATCGCTCCGAGGCGGCCGATTTCATCCGGAGAAAGCCCTGGAAGGATTTCGGCGCATCGTCCGGAACCACCAGCCGCATCTTCTCCCAAAGCCTTCGATTGTCCCGGAGGGTCTTCCGCTGCTGCTGCACCATGTTATATATATCCATCTGTTTCTGGCTCCGGGGATCAAGATCGAAGGGCTTCCGACTGTGCTCCCGGTCTCTTTCCGGATCATCTGCCAGTTCAGGGATGTACGGCTCTAAAACATGGCTGCAGTTCGGGTGGATATTGGCATACGGTCCGGAAAACGCGATACTCAAAGGCGGATATCGCGGGTCTTTTCCGGATATGCTGTAGACCCGTCCCTCCATTACTGCGCATATCGGGCAGCTGGATTTATGGCTGCTAACTTTTACAAGGTCATATCCCAGGGAAGTCAGCTGATTCAGCGTAGCGGTATTAGTCGCCTCTCTCGTCTTGCTCCTGGCCACAACCGACGCATAGGCATCCAGCGACATTGTTCGCCCGTTTTTTCCCAGAATACCGGTAAAGCCATCTTCCAACAGCTTCCTGACCAGGTTCTTTTTACATTCCCGGACGGTTTGCCCCTGGGCGAGCTTCTGCATGACAGCTTCCCTGACCGACTGCCGCAGGGAGGCGGATATGCTTTCGCCAAGAAATTGATTTGCGCCGTGCAGTTCGTCCAGCGTTTCCTGCATCAGCACTTCAATAGCATCCGTATGCAGCTGCGCGAAGGAGACGTTTACTGAAATTCCATTCCCGGCAAGCCACTTGTTTACTGCATCGAAGCCGGCGCGGTAGCTTTGCGGCAGGGTGCCTTTTATCCAGTCTTCCGCCTGTCTGTCCAGTTCCTTCAGGATCTCGGAGACCTGCCGGAGGAGGCTTTTCTGATAGTAGGTGACGTTGCCCCTGGCCTCCTTGGTGGCGATGGTCTCCACCAGCGCCTGCTGTGCCTTGGTATATACTTCAATCAACTTCTGGGCTTCCAGGATTGTTTTCTGCTGGATCATACCTTTTCTCCTAAATTACGGAATCCTTCGGCAGCTTCACCTTCAACTGATTCGCAACGATCTCCCGGGCCATCTCCTGATCCATCCGGAGGAACTTGACCAGCATGATCACCGCTGTATCTGGGGTTATGGTCCCTGCACTGACATTCTGGATAATCTCAACCGCACTGCTGATCTGCGCCCCGTTATATGACAGGTCACTGTCCATATTTCCGGATGCGGTCCCTTCCGGAATGCCGGCTTCTGAAGGAACCATTTGGCTGAAGGGGGCAGGGGACAAAGGATTGGCTGCAGCTTCATCTTCCGCGATCCGATCCATTTCCTCATCTACCTCCGCATCCGTCAGATTGTCCAGGCGCTTGATGGCCGTGCGCCGGCTGATAGTACGGTCACCGCCGGTGGCTCCGGTCCTTATCCCCATGATCTCCGCGTCTTCCTTGTCATCCCTGGGCAGCCCTTCCTTCCAGAAGATATTGAGCGGCACCTTGGTCAGATCGACCGTAGCATTGATTTGGCTGCAGAGCTTCAGGGCCTTTTTGATTGCCGGGTCAAGGCGCATCCGGATGCGCTGCGTCTTTGCCAAAGGCGCCATCATGAGACGCTTCAGCGCGGCACCGCTTTCCGCAAGCCCCTGTTTCAGTTCCCCGAAGCAGGCAGCGGAGGTCTCGCTCAATATATATAGCTGCGAAAGCAGGAAGTCGAGTTCCTTCCAGTTGGCCTCCAGTTGCGCGTCCCACACAAGGTACCCCGGCTTTTCACCACCCTGCGAAACGGGGAAGAACTTACCTCCGCCCCGGAAGGTCGTTTCTCCGGTTTCCGGGTCTTCCTCTAGAGCGTTTTCATCGCCGTACATGTTGGGGTCGGAATGCTTGTCCAGGATACGGCTGATCTGGGCAATGCGGATCTCCATCTCCTGTATGATGCTGTCGAGGTCCGTATAATCATCGGCCCCAATCACCTCATCGCTGGTCACGATATTGTTGACCGGAATGATGGCGAAGTCCGAAAGTCCGGTATCGATCACCTGCGGCGCTTGTGTTTCTTTTTGGATCACATCGCCCTTCAGCTTATATTTCCGGATCGTATATCTGCCCTTTTCATGGATCTGTACCTGCAGGAACTTTTCTTTTTTATCGCCGATGCCTATTGTATAAGTCTGCGCCAGAACATGATAAATGACGTTTTTTATATTCAGGACATCCACGACCGGGAACCAGGTATCTGCCGGCGTAACACTTATAACGCCTTTTTCACCATTATTATAAATATTAAACAGGCCGGTCCCGAATCGGCTTATGTCCAGCACCAGCTCGTATGCGGTATTCAGCAGGCCATTGTCCTCCAGCATGTTGTCCAGCTCTGCCTGCTCCTCCGATCCTTCCTTGCCGGCGGTGAATTTCGGCGGCTCACTCAGCAGCAAATCCGCCCAAAGCAGAGACAGCCGTTTATGCCAATTCAGGATCAGCTCCAGGGTCGCCTTTTTATCATCGCGGAGCAGCCGCACCCAGTCCTTATATACTTCATTGTGCCGGCCCTTGAACAGCAGCTTGTTCTCCTGGTATTTCTGCAGCCGTTCCCTTTCCCCGTAAGGTGGCCACGGCTGACCGATATTAAAAAAACTTAAATCTGTAAGCATAGCAGATCACTCCCGTTACCAGCCTCTTGGCTTTTTGACGCTGCCTTTCTTGTTTCGCTTGCCCTGGATCATTTCTCCCAATCCGGTCGTGGCATCTGGGGCATCGTCGTGCTTGTTTTTGCCTTCGCGCTGGAAGCCACACATGGCCTTATAGTATTCCGGCCAACGCTCCGCCCAGTTCCACGGAAAATAGATATGCTCCATAACAAAGGTGCTGCCGGATAAGATCCTGGAGATCTTGTTAGCGGACTGATGGAACCAGCGGACAATGACCCGGCGGGTCTTGTGGATTGTCCAGATGATACGCTCCACATTCCGGGCAAAGCCCTTGCCGCCGTTGTTGCTTTCGATCATGGCAAGGTTGACCTTGTTGTCCACCAGCATCTTGGCCGTAGCCGGCTCCGTAACTTCCATTCCGGCCCCGGAAAACAGGACATCAATTACAAAACCCTCGCCCTTATACTCAACGGCGCAGATGGAACACAGTTTGTCGGACCCTTCATCGGCCGTATCGGTATAATTGATGATCCGGTCACAAAGGAGATTCCCCCGATCGTCCCGGGGCAGATCCTTATATGTTTTGAAGTAAGCATACAGCCGCCCCTTAGCGTCCACCGGTTCCTGCTGATAGTTTGCCAACGCAATTTCCGGGGACATTTTTCCCGGCTTGGTTTTATCCGTATAGCTCGCAAAGCTTAATATCTCCGGGCAGAGCATTTCTCCCGTCTCAAAGTTCAAGACCGCCTTCAGCTTCATTTCAAACCATTCTTCCGGTTCAATCTCCAGGAGCCGGCCGCAGATATCTTTTGTGCTCCAGCGTGTCATGATGATGATCTGGATCGCGCCTTCCTCCAGTCGGGAAAGCCAGGTGTCATTGTGCCATTCCCAATGCCCATTCAGAAGGTTTTCATTGTGAGCCTCATCAGCCGTTTTGATCTGGTCGTCGATAATGCCGATTTTGCAGCCGATACCCGTTACGGTCCCGTTGAAGCTGGTGGCCAGGTAATTAAAAAACTGTCCCTCTAATGACCATAGGCTTGCGGCGGAATCCCCGTATTTGATATGGGTCGTGGGGAAGATATCATTAAAAATGACCCTTTTGGGGTCAAGCTTTGTTTCGTCGATCCCGTCCCGGACGGCTTTCCCGAAGCGGGTTGAAAGCGTCTCGTTATAGGAACAGGTGATGATGGTATTCTCATTGTTCTTTCCCAGTACCCACTGGGAAAACAGCGAGGCCGTGAAGGATTTATAATGCCGGGGAGGGACATTCAGCATCATCTTTTTACAGACCGTATATCCTTCAAGGCCCTCCGTGGTTTCAACGATCTGCCAGGCATCGTCTTTCCCGAACTTGATGATCCGCCCTTCATAGAGCGCCTGGAAGGCCTCGCAAATCCGTTTCTGATATGGTCGGCTCTCTTTATAGTGTTTCGGGTACCTGAGCTTGCAGTATTCCCAGAAGCTCTCACGGGCCTTCAGGTATTCGTCCTTTATGGAATTGTCGTTTTTGACCAGGCTTTCCAAAAGGCTCATTTATGTGACAACTCCTTTTTGGGATTGCATATCTGCTTTTAATTTCGCCGGAAACCCCGTTATAACGCGTTATAACGGGGGTGAAAAACGGAAAACGATGAATTACTCGCCTGAATGAAAAAAGCCCTTTTAAAAGGCTTTAAAAAAATACTCGTACGGACAGGCTTCGCCATCCGGATGAATGGTCCGGTAAAGGGAGCCTGTGACGTCCTCGCTATTGTCGTGCGACGAGTCAAGCACGCAACAGCTCGGATTTTATAAAGGGGTGTAAGGGGGTATATTGGATCAATCGACTTTGGATATATCGACGATGCCCAGTTCCACAATCCGGGGTTCTCCCATCAGGGAGATATTAACCTTTGCCCGGAATCTTCTCGCATCGACCTTGATGATCTGCCCTTCCAATCCAACCAGGGGGCCGGATATGACATATACCATGTTGCCCTGGCGATATACTTCCGACAAGCCGAGCGGATCGCCTTCATTCCCGAGCCGGAGGATCACCTGCATTTCCTCCAGCGGTACCGGGTCCGGTTTGCCCGTTCCCAATATCCGGATCACCGAGGGGATGGCCATGAGCCGGTAATATAGGTCAGTATCCAGATAGGCACTTATAAACACATAGCCCGGAAACAGTATCCGGGATACTTCCTTCCATTTTCCATTGATCCGTTCCCGGAGCGTCCGCTCCGGGACCAGATGAACCACTCCAGGGAGATCCCGACACAGGGCGGCTTTTGTATCATGCTCTTTTCCGGTTTTCACATGGAGGACATACCAATCATTCATTTTCGCCCTCGATCTTCTTCATAACCTTGTCTTCGACCCGCTCCGTGAGTTCGATCATCTTGGCCAGCAACTCCGGTTCCGTCTGCAGCTCGGCCTTGAGTTCAAGCTTCACCTCGTTGATGGCCTTGCGGTAATGCTTGTTCAGTTCCGCCTTGATCTTTTCCTTATAGGCGGCGGTCCGGCTGATCGCGACCATAAGGCGACCGGCCTTATCCGGTTCCATTTCGTCAATCTCTTCCTGGGCTATCGCCATCTTTTTGATCAACAGGTCCATCAGGATAAACAATCCGGCATCCGTATAATCCGTTTCCGGGCTGTTTTTAACGGCGTTCACCAGCACCTTGGTCTGTGCCTGGGCTTCCATCATTCTGTTGAGGACAGCGCCCTGGCGGATCGCATAGCGACCGATAGAGGATCTGCTGATTTCATATCCTTTTTTACAGATCTCTTCCGCAATTTCGTTGTAGGTAATATTCACATTTGCGAGACGTTCGTCAACGATGCTCCGGATCTCTTCCGGCAGTTCGTCAATGCGGGATCTGTTTCTGGTACGCTGCCGTTTCTTCATTTATATATCAACTCCCGGATCGCTGCTTGTTCCCTCCAGGAGATCGACCCCCTGGGCCGTCAGCTCGACCAACTCATCGTCGGCCATCTCGATCAGATTGCCTTCCCTGGTTCGGATGTACCCCTTGTCCTCCAGGTAATGCAGAACCTTCTGCGTGTCGGCGGTAATGGTCAGGCCCCTTTCCAGCAGCGCTCCCTTGAGGCTGCGGATGGTAATGGGGGAGGGGTAAAATAATGCCAGGCTTCTCAGCACGACGCCCCGTAATTGCCTGTTCTTCAGGGCCTGAATCTTGTCGATGTTCTCCATCATGATTCGCAGTCACTTCCTTTCTTGGTTATGCAGTCATAGATCTTGTCAAGCTTCCGGTCGACGTTGGTCATGGCCCGAATGAATTCATCCCTGGTGACAAAGTTGAAGGGCATATCCGCTTTGTATTTGTTGTAATCGTCCTTCAGCAGGGACAGCTTGTCCTCGAAGACCTTTTTGGTCTCCTTGATTTCGAGTTCGTTCGCGACATCCTTATCATCCAGTCTTTTCAGCTCTCTTTTGATAAAGAACCCGAATAATGCTATGGCCAGCGTGCATATGATCTGGAAAATGACTGTAATGGAAACTCCGTTTGTACCTGACATTTCGCACCTCGTTTTATGCAAAATAAAAAATCCTAGCTGTTATACTAGGATTTTAGCAAGGTCGCGATATGGTGTGAAACGCTGGTGTCTGCGCCATTGGCAAAGAAACGGACAAGCGCATTGCTGCTGTTATATTGACATGGCTATCTGTCCTTCGATGGGAATGTCCTTAATGCCTTCCACCCACCTGTATACGGTGCGTTCGGAGACGCCATATTTTTTCACCAGAGATTTGATATTATATCCACTGTATTCCTCCCTGATCCGCTGACATACCCAGTCGGACAGGAGTTCCTGCGTCTGTGGGATATAATATCCGCTGCCGCCCATCGTTTCGCAAAGCTTGATCAGGTTGTCCAGTCCGATGATTTCGGCATACTGCCTATGCTGCGGCGGGAGATCCTCAATCCGGATTTGCGTAATCAGTTCATTAATTTTCACGTATATTACCCCCTTTATACCTTATGACATCGATTCTGTCAATCCGTGTCTTTTTGACAAATATGATGAGAACGAAGCAGCTGGTTCACGATTGACAATTCTTTTCGCCGGGCATCCATGTACATCTCTCGGAGGAGCTCCGTCTTCTTCCTGTAGTCCTCATCTAAGCGGCATATCCTGGCCTTCAAGTTTAGTAGTTCTTCAGTGGCGGCCTTCAGGTCCGTTTCAACCGCCATGTATTCTTCCGGCCTAATTTCAATAATTTCATTTCTGGGAACATACAGCTCTTCATCACCGGCATGTATATCCACCATTTTGCCCCCGCCATCTTCAAAGCTAATAATTCTTCCGTCGTATATGCCGTACATTTCAGGTCACCTGTTGGTTATAATTACAGTAGCCGTTCCGCCAGGCTCCGCACTTTTCTTGCTGGCATTGCATCAAAGTATATTCTTCGACCAAAGCGCTTTCGGTCTCCCGCGAGTCTTGATCATAGGCGTACTGGACAATCGTAATGGTTATTGCTCTATGATATGGACAAATCATACTGATCGCTCCTATTTTAACGTCATTTGCTATAACCATGTTTCCACGATGATCGGATCGTCCATCGCCGACGGGCCGAGCCTCGTCATTGTTACCGGGATGCCGGCACGGATTTCTTCGAGTGTGTCTGCTACCATAGCATAGGCTGTCGCTCTTTTGTTGATGTCCCAGAGACGAGCCACATATTTGCCTGGGAAGTCAGATGGGGAATTGTAGACTGCAATGATCGGCATATCGCAGAGCTGCTGCAAGGGGAGTGATATAAAAGAGTCCACAATAATACTCATTCTTGCCATTGCGTACCCTCCTCAACTGCCAAAGTTTCCAGGGCTTTTTCCGCTTCCTGCCTCGTCAGGAAAACCAGTCCCGGCTCATAGTCAGATGCTCCTACTTCGTCATGTGTGGTATAGAATTCCCGGTCACCTTCTTTTATGTACCCCGACAGTTTAGTCTCTTCGATGCCGGCATCAACGGTTCCATCGAGGTCCCGGAATTTGTACGGTATATAGATGGCTCCCCCGATGGGGACCGGCAGCATCACAATTCGTCCTTCGGCCTTAGCTTTAGCCAACTCACAAATTTCTTCTGGGCTGAGGCCGCTATCCTCATATTGGGACAGCCGAATGATTTGGTCCTCGATCTCACGTCTGTTTTTATGCCATACATCCAGATCCGATTGACTTTTCATCATGTGTGGATCTGGCAATGGAATGTCCGGTAAAAAAGTTTTATCGCCCCATTTTTTTGTCAGTCTGTCCATTCTCAATTCCTCCTTACCTATCATAAAACGTATCTTCAGCGCTTAGTATTTTTGTATGACAATAGGGACATTTATTGTTATCTCCGCCCAGAAACTTAAAGCCCCAAATGGAAAAACTTTCTTTCCCACATATTGGGCAAATTATAATTGCTGGTTCACAATACGTCTCAAAGATAATTTTCATATTTCACCTTTTCCTGCTTATGCGTATTTCTCAATTTTGAACGCTTGATTCGTTTTCGGCACCCATGAAAATGTAACCGGTAAGTCACCAGGATTATCTATCACGCAATCACAAGTGTGTAGCCTAAACGCTTGTTCTATCGCCTCTTCAGAAAAATCTGAAACAATATAACGAATCTCACTCCATGCCACAGGGATTTCAACTCCCATAGGTGATTTTCTAACGACTTGCCCTGCGTATCGTCCGCTCGTGGATTTGTAACAATCTCTCGGCATAATAATCATGTGTCTACTCATTTTAATCCTCCCTTACTTCGACTACTTTACCTATTCCGAATCTTTGGTAACCAAGATTATTTCATCCCTAGTAATCCGAATTTTTGAAATGGGTAAGGTTTTTTCGTTTATTTCGATAACCACATCTTTGTCTTGGTTTGATTCCCTCGTTGCTGTGTGTACAGTTTTGGTCAGTATTCCGTCCATTTCAATCCCTCCCAATCTATAAAATCAATCCTTTCTCGTTGCGCATATTTTAAATTTTGCGCAGCAGTCATCCTTTTTAACATGCTTATGCTTTATTGTACAAACAGCCGTAAAACCTTCCTCGCAAACAACACAGATGCATTCATCGCACCATTTACATATTTCACATCTGGCAACCATCTGAGATCCTCCCTAGTCTCTATCCAGCTTGCGGCATAGCTGCCGGCACAATATAAAAATCTCTCGCACATATTCGCGGCTGGATCGCCTGCCGAAGGCGATCCGGTTGGCCTTGATATCGGCTGTGACCATATCAAGCAATTTTTTAGTATCCATGCTGGCCTCCTGTGCATTCCAGATCCCCAAGGGACTGTATGATCTGGCGCACCAGCTCGATCACGTTCTCAGCCGAGTTGTTCGCGTCGACCACCCAATCGCACCGGAGCCGTTTGAAAGCTTCCCGGTCATATCCGACCCTTCGGCCGACATCCAGCATACTGCGACCCTGGTCCTGCATCCGGAAGATCCGTTCCTCTTTGTCAACCTTCAGGTATATGATGACAATAGCAGCATCGGCGACATTCCTGCGGAGCATTTCAACGCCATCCGGATCGACAACGTAGATGCTCACGCCCTTGCCGTGATACTGGTCTCGCACCGCCCAGTAATGATTGTTGTCATAATGCTTGTAGGCGACGATATACCCAGGTATGCCCTGATGCTCCTGCAGGAGGGCTTCAGCCACAAACAAGTGACCCCATTCGTTGATCTCCCGCTGCGGCCGGGTGGTGTAGGAGTGGATAACATTGTAATGCTCGCCCTCCAGGGCCTTTGCTATGGTGGATTTGCCGGAGCCGCTTTCTCCGACCAGGCAGATGATTGTGTCTTCAGCTATTTTCATAAGTCCGTTTTTCATATCGCGATTCCTCCGTTATCCGCATTTTTCTTTTGCTGCATGATTTTTGCCGCCGCCCGCCGGAACCGGTGTGGCAGCTCCAGGACAGTGACCAGGATCTCACCGGAGAAGATATAGACTTTGTCGGCATAGATCCGGATGTTGTTGGCCGTTTCGTTGTAAAAATACTGCGCCGTTATGTATTTATTCAGTGCTCCGGTAGTTTCGCAGTGTCTGATTCCCTGGTCAAAAGCCATCTTGGCAATCCGGGCAACGGATTTTTTCGGAACCCCGCAGCGGCTTCGGATTCGCTTGTTTCCGTGATTGGATACCCTTACCATATCACGACCTCCTCACATTAATGTCCTTACGACCGGCGGGCAGCCTTCATTCCGGATTGGCTTGCCTGCAGCCCCTTGAGTCCCTCAATGACGCGCCATGCCTGCGCGGCGTTCAAAAAGTTGATGCTGTCCACGCCGGCATATTTCCGCAGGAAGCCCTGCAACCGCTGTTCAAGCTGAACCGCCGCAGGCTCCGGATCATGCTTCCGAATTTCAAACATCAGCGCCCATATCTTTGCTTTCTGGGCCTGGGTAGCTCTGTTTGGGATATCCGTGGCGGCGGTCCTGGCCTTTGCGACCCGGCCGGCACCCTTCATGCCGGATTTCAGCCTGTCAATTATTTGTATGGCCTCCAGGCTGGTCAGATCGGACACATGGCTTTTGCCGGCCATGGCTTCGATCATTTCATGCAGGGTATCCCTGGAGGCCAGCCTGTCGACTAGGCCCAATTCCTGGGCCAGCGTATAGATAATCTTGATCTGCTCCTTTGATATCTTCACCCGCGATTCCCTCCCCTTGAGACGGAGGGCGGCACCGCGCCGCCCTCCTAGTGATCAAATCTTTTCAACCTGCAGAACCACCCTGTACCGGCACCGCTTATCGACGGACCCGCAGAGCTCCGTAAATTCCGCCAGCACCTTGTTCAACTCTTTGCCCTGAAGGCTATCCTTTGACACGATCAGCGCCGGCGGCATTTCATTCGGATTGGCAGGATGGCTTGCCGCCTGCTTATAGTTCTTGCGGACCTTCTGCGGCGTATTGGCGTATATAGTGGCCGGCGTTAACTTGTTTTTCCCGTTCATCCGCCGATCCTTTCCTCGGAAACCTTATAGAAAAATGCGTCCCCGACCTGACGTTTTGCGCCGACCTTCAGAATGGACTCGTCGTCATAATCCGCCAGTTTTTCCTTGTTCAGCTTCTCTGTGACGTCAATGCAGTCGGTCATTTTGTTCTGCTTCAGCGCCTCAATGATCGCCTTGACATTCCGGGTGATAATTCCGGTACGCTTCCGGAAGCCGACTTCACCGAACAGGAGCTTACGGGATTTCTGGGTTTTAAAATCGTCGATGTGCTCCTCGGTCCATGCCTGCACGTCCTTTTCAAGTGCTTCCTTCCGCTGCTGGAGGCCCTTTGTCTTATCCTCTGCTGTTGCCTTCACCAGGTTGATGGTCTCATTCATGTCCGCCGTGATAATGGTTACCTTGCGGTCAATCTCTCCGATTTCCTTTAACGCCTGATCTACCTGGTCCCAGTTTTCGAACGTGGAAGTGATTTTCTTGGGCTTTGCCATCTCAGTCATCCTTTCTTCTATAGTCCAGCATAATGCTGTTGTTTGCCTGCAGGATTCGGACGAAACGCATTTTGCGTTCGCGCTCCTGCCGGACCTGCTGCCGGTACGCTCCGTCAACCAGGCATCTAAACCATTGCAGCGCGCGTCTGTTCATGATGGCCTCCTGTGGCAGCGGCCACGCCGTTATTTTTGTCCAGGATCGTGAGCAGCTCGTCCAGTTCCATGATGAGATCCGGAATGTCATCCGGCTGGATGTCCAGAAACAGGTTGTTGTTCTGCCTGTTCATGATCAGCACCTTGCCGGCACAAATGGAGTAATCTGCGAGGCTGCCGCGCAGATGTGTCGCCACAAGGCGCTTTTTTACCTCCAGCATCATCGCCGGGATAGTGGATACATCCTCTGCCGGCATTTCCGGCATTTGCCCATGACCGGTCCGGAGCCACTCCTCGTCGATACCGAATTCAAGACTAATAAGGTGAAACAATGCGTCAGAAGGTAAGTCCTTCGAAGCTTCAATATTGCAAATATGGGAGCGTGATACTTTTATTCTCTTGCCAAATTGCTCCATGGTCAGATCAAGCAGGTTCCGAAGATACTTGATCCGTGGACCGATAGGATTATTGGCTTCCGCTTCGTTTTCTTTGACAGCTTCTTCAGCGAGAGCTTCCGCCTGTTTCCCGTGTTTCTTCGCAGGGCTTTGCATTCCAAGTACTTCGTATATGCCGAGGCTCTCAAGGTATGCTTTCACCCTGGGCAGCGACAACTGAAACGTCCTTACTGCCTCGCGCATGGAATCGTCGCTGATCCCCTTCTCGTGGAAATGCTGGATAAAACTCATTTTGTTTTCATCTGTCATACGTGCCATCCAATCATAACCTCCCTTATCGTTTTTACTGGTAATTCTGATTTTTGCCTTTCCTGTCCGAGCCTTGTCCCTAATACTCGCCAGGTCAAGAGTTGTCGTATAGTTTCCGTTCGTCGCTATCACGAAAGGCTTGCCCGGCATCACCTGCAGGACCAGGTACTCCACAACGTTTGTAAACCCCGTGGTATTTCGTCTTTTGTAGGCTATCTGAATTAAATCACCTGCCTTTATGGCCATATTTCACACACCTCATTCCAGCCAGTCGGCTACACGGCTTTCAATATATTGGGGTCCGTAACCGTTCTGCAGGTACTGCCGGAGCATCAATATGGATACGCCGAGCTGCCTGGCCATATCGAATTCCGTCAAGCGGCACCTGCGCATTTCGGCCTTCAGGAGGGTGCAATTGTCCGCTCGTTTCACCTGGGTTCCGTACATCAGGGCATTCATGGTTTCCGCCTTTCTGCCGGCGATGAAGCTTACAGCATCATCATTCGGCTTGCTTTCGAAATAATGTCCAGGGTGACTTCCTGGCAATCCGGCAGCTCCTGGAGGAGGCGCACGATGTTCTTCAGTGTGCGGTCCAGCAAGCGGAAGCAACCTGTCTGGCCGTTTGTCGCCCGCTGGATCATCTCTTCCATCGCTGCCGGCTGAAAATTTAGGCCGGTCAGGTATTGCTCGACCTCTTTACGGGACAGCCCTTTCAGGTTTGCGTAGAAGTCGACACGGTTTGCGAAGCGGGGAAGGTAGGACTTGATCATCGCTTCCAGCTTCGGCTCTCCGGCAATGATCAGCCCGACGTCAGACTGATCAAAAATAGAACGCAGGATCTCCATCTTCTTTTGGGTATACTTGTTCAACAGCTTGTCCGCCTCGTCAATGATGAGCAAATAGCCCTTGTTGGTGTTGAAAAACTTCTTGATCTGCTTGGTGCGCTTGGATATGGTTCCGTAGGTGGTCGGAATCCCGATGGCGTCCTCAATGCCTTCCACCAGATCCCGGCTGCCCATACTGTCGTCGCATTCGATATAACAAACGCGCTCGGCGGCAGATGCATAATGCTTGAGGGCATAGGTTTTCCCGTACCCGGAACGGCCGACAACCACGCCCAGTGACATGTATTCCTGGCAGGACTGACATACTCCGATGATGTTGTTTGCATCCTGGGTCTGTGAAAGTGCGCTTGCGGGTTTGAAAGCCTTCCTGGAATCCGCTTTGTCATCCGTGGCCCCGGAATCCCTCAGAAATCCGATCAGGACCTTTTCGATGTTCTCCGGGTTGGAGCCATATTTGCCGGCAAGATACTGGGAGATTGATGTGCGGGAAAGGCCGCACTTCTCCGCCAGTTCGGTGATGGACATTTCTGTCCTCGCAAGATAGGCTTTTGTGGTCGTTGCCACATCTTCCTTCAGGTTGTAGATTTTCGCCGTGTTTTCCATAAATATATACCCCCCTCTTTTAGTTGGCTTGCTTGGTCTTTTTATAGAACTTCTCCGCCTGCGCGGCGTAGAATTCGTTCACATCGTCCTCCTGGTGCTTGGCCTTTTTGCTCTTCATTTCATCCCTGTACTGCTTGTCCTTCGGCATGGAAACGACCTGCTGCGGTTCGTCCTTCAGGCCCGGAAGGAGGACCTTCCTGTCCTTTGAATCCGTCCTGGCCGCGATCCGTTCCTCATACGGCGTGCGCAGCTGCTTAAGCGATTCGCGCGTCCGCTTGATCTGCCGATTCTGCTCCATCATGTGCTCCTTCAGACGAGCGTCATCATGGCCGGCAATCGGGTCAAGCCCTTCATAACTGCTGACCTCGCAAATTTTCTCACCATTTTTGTCATAAACGAATATGTAATCCGGGTTCATGGGATTGTACCGGATATTGACCCATTGTCCGAAGTGCGGAGCCAGCAGCTCATGCTGGAAGTGCCTCTTGTTGGCGATGATTCCCATGGGCGTGACCTTCCTGGCTTCGCATTCCATCAGCATGGTGAGGGTATGCTCCAGCGGGGGAGCCGGTTTGTAGTACCGATCCGCTGTAGTGAAAACATCCATCGGGATCGGGCTTTCCTCGTTCTGCTTTCTCAGGCCCTCATGCTCCCGGACATGGTAAACGGTATTCAAAAAGTACTCGAAGCGCTCCGCTACTTCCTCAATGGTCGGCAGCTCTCCGCGCTTGAACATACCCTTGATGTCTTTTTTGACTTTTGCCTCGGTCTTGGAGCCTGTCAAAGTGCCGGTATATGAGGCAAACCAGGAAGAAAACTCTGTGCATAGGGTTCCGAAGAAGCGTTCGATTTGTGCTTTCGTCCATCCCTGGTACGGGAGGCTGCGCTTGTCGGCTTCTATTTCGATGCTTTTGAAAAAGCCTTCGGTGGCACTGTCAACGGAGAACCGTTCCGTCCTCGGCCGGCCGGTCATCGTCTTGGATGTGAATTCCTTGCCGTTATCCAGAAGAAGATACCGAGGCACTCCGTCGATCCGGCTCCCGACCTTCGGGTGGATCATGTGCATGAGTACCTGCTTGATCGTTTCGGAGCAGGGGACTTCACAGACTGCCCAGCCCGGCAAGCAGCGGCTGCGCGTATCAATAAACGCGACCAGGTACGGCTTGATGACGGCCTGATGACCATTTTCACGGTCAACTGTGCACCAAAAGTCGAAGGTATGGCCGTCGCCCTGGACCAGTTCCATAACCTGCAAAGAGGCCGTATCCCGATAGCGTTTGATCATGTTGTTTCGCCGGAACTCGCGTATTCCCTTGGTTGCCAGGTCTTTTTCGTTCTTATGTTTTGCGTTGAGCTCATTTATGTACCGGTTCACCGTCTGATACGACGGCAGGGGATACCATCCCATCCGGAGGGCGTGTTCAGAGAAATATGCATAAGCCCGTTTTTGGTTTCTCCGGTTCTCTGAAAATGTTTTGTCAAACCAGATGTTTTCAATGCAGGATTTCATTTCCGCATTCAAGATCACCGTATAAGCGGATTTCGGCTTCCTGCAGAGCGCCAGAATTTTATAGTAGTCGTAGTTTTTGCCGTCCGTATTCTTCATTTCCAGCGCCCAGGCAGATCCTTCGAAATATTGGTCAACTTTGCGTCTCAGGCTGCGGCCGCTCATGCCAAGCTTCGCCGCAAAAGCTTCGGTATACTCTGTCTTGTCGTCTCCGTCGTATGCCAGGTACTCCTTGATCCTACCGGCAAGAGCGATGGCTTCGTAGTATCGCGTTTCATTTTTTTGCAGGAATGCATTTAGGCTATATCCCACATACCATGCTTCATCCTCGTCGCCATCTGTGGACTTGGTGGAATCAATGTACAAGGAAATGTCGATAGGATATTTGTCGGCTAAATAATTCCTGCGACCAATTGGAGATAAGGAGTTGGACGAGATAAGCAGTCTGTCCCACCCACCATTCTCAGAACGGCAGGTCTTTTTTGTATACTTCTCAGGACATCTACTAAGACTCTGATAAAGCGCCTTAATTTCTATCTCTTCATATTTTGCGAACTCTTTTGCAGTTAAAAAAGTTTCCTTCATTTCAACACCCATATAGCCTATCTTTTTCAATGCCGTTACCATCTATTGTCCTAGCGATTTCCGGAGGCGTTCGACTGAATGTATAGTTTCGTCAATGGCGTCAATGCAATGATCAATAGTAATGAGAAGATGCGTTGTTTCCCGAAATGCTTTATTTGTAATGGATATTTTCTGATATTCAATAGTGCATTGGGGCTGCGTGCGATTCTCCAAAATAGACTTGTGAATAAAAATGCGGGCTTTTCCACCTTGTGCGGGTAAGCGCGTTTGAATCACGTATCTTTCAGGATGTCTGGATATATCTCTTGCTAAGGTATGATATTTTATCCCTAATCTATCTGCAGCATCTTTGAGTGCAATAAAATCGTCCTGTTGAACAAAGTCATTAATTGGCTGCCTCGTTTTATTCATCATTTAGTCACTCCCTCCATTTGCTTCATTATGATTAGCTATTTTTCCCGGCAGAGATAGATGAACTCACATCCGGTAGAACAAATCATCCACTTTACAGCCAAGAACTTCTGCGACCGCTTTTGCTCTCAGTGGATGCACAGCATATTCTGCTTCCTCCATTCTATAAACAGCAGAATTACCTAAACCTGCTAACCTCGACAATTTATGCTGTGACAAACCGGCTTCTACTCTTTTTTGTTTGATGACCTTTTTCTTTGCTCTTAAATACAC